GGCATCGGCATCGCAATTTTGCGAACGTCGTCTACTCCCGGAGCGCCTTCAATCTCCGTAACCTGAGTTGGTTCAACGACTTGACTCTGACCCGAGATCTTGCCGCCTTTGAGCTTGAGCATCGTTGGCGAGTTGTTGATATGGGCAGAATCCAACAGAGCACGCAATGCACCAGTAAGGGCAGCACTAAGCCCACCAATAAGATGAGGCAGACCAATTGCATACGCACCTCGCCAAGGAATGAATTTGAACTCGACGATCCAATCGAGCTTGTTCATTTTCTCATCGCCATCCTCCCAGTTGCGGTACAGGCCAACGACTTCAGATGAGGTCTCGTCGATCATCAGGATGTACGGCGCACGCTTGCCACCAGACTTTTTGTCGTCCTCAAGCTCCATCCATGTGTAGATGTGGAACACCCGGCGGATGCCGTCGATGTTCATCTCTTCAGACTTACGACCTTCGATCTTGTTGTTAGCTTTTTCCGGCTTGGACTCTTCCGGCTCTTGGCTGGTGCGGAATATTGAGATATCACGGTACAAGCCTGAGTCAACACGGATCTCAAACTCTTCCTCGGTGATGTCGTTGACCTCAGTCACACGGGAAGCCGTGTAGAAGTTAGCCGCAGCAAACGGCAGGTAGACGTTGTCAATTGGCAAGAACTCAGCGCATGGACGCTCCTTCTGCTCGTCGTACCAGATCTTCATGTACTGTGAGCCACCTAGTGGTAGCTGGGTGAGCATCTGCTCTTCCTCGTCACGGTACTCTTCGATCTGCTCGGTGAGCTGGAAGTTCATGTAGTCACGCTTGCGTTCGGCAATCGTGGTCTTCTGCTCGTCTACTTCTCCGATGATCTTGGATCGGACTGGCCCGTCTGGTGGAAATAGCTCCTTGATCGCTCTAGCAGCGAAGTCAACACAGCCTTCTGCCATGACGGGGTGTACAACTTTGGATGCCCCCATGAAGGTCGCACCACCGGGAGCATCGTGTCCGAGTCCAGTCCGACGAAGTCCTTCTTCGTATTGTTTGTCTCGTTCTTCACGGGCTTGCTTATCCTTCTCTACTAGCTCAAGGTACTTCAGCGCTACGCTGCTTAGTTCCCAGCTATCAATCCTGTCAGCCAAGTTCTCATAGAAGTCTGGCGACTCTTCTGGCCCCATCAAGTCTTTGTCGAACCGCACAATCGCTGATCCATCATCCATCTCTTGGACATCTTCGTCAAACAGATCAATCTCAGCAACATCATCAAACTCATTATCACCATCTGATTCAGGAGCGATAAAGCGACCAAAGTCTTGTGGGATCGGATATTCTGTAGCCATCATTTAGCCTTTGTTAATTCGTGACGCATTGCGTCGAGGTCGCCAGCGAATGATACCTTGCCGCCTTTGGCTTTTAACAAGCCACTTTCATGTTGAAGCATTGGATCAAACGCAGCAAAACGTGAACGAATATGAGCGGGATCAAATACTGCAATTGTTGGGTAATCATCACCAGTAGATTCACGCAACCTCATCGAGTCATAACCTTTTTTCTTCAGATACTCAACAACTGGTTTTGTTTCATACATCATGTAATTACCTGATTTATATAAATCAATAACTTTTTGCGGTATTTTATTTTCATCAAAATAATCTTGCATAACGTGCATATCTGTTTCTGGATTAAATGTTTTGTTTGCACGAACTTTCATTGGATATACAGTATTGTGTATAGTAGGATATCCAGTCATACCAAATTCTTTTTGTTGTTCTGCTTTTGCTAAAGCATTTCTTCTATCATATTCTTTGGTAAATTCATCACCCTCTAAATTATTAAGGGTGTCATAGTCCATATGTTTTGATTTTATTTGACGATATTTATCTTCAGCAGATTTTAATTCTGCTTTGGCTTCTTCCCCAGCTCTTTCATTATATTTTCCTTTGCCGATCCATTTATTAGCAAATTCAGGATTTTGTGTGACAAACGCTAAGTTATCGTCATAACCCGGTTCAAATCCTCCCTCAATATTTTGTTTTGAGCCATGATAAACATCAGTATCAATACCCATAGCTTTAGCACGATCCATCGCCGTATTCTCTGGGTGCAATCCCAACCCGCCTTGTTCAATAGGTAATGCCGCATTACGTTGTGCTGTTTGATGAGCAATTTCAACTGGAGTTAATAACTTACCACCTGATGTAGGTGGCGCAGCATACGAAGCAGGCGCAACCATGCCGGGCATTTTGCCTTGCATATAAAGATCAGCCGCCATCGCCGCAGTATCTTTGATCTCTGGCAATGCACGACTAGCCATGTACCTAGCGGCACCCGGAACTGCGTGTAACTCGCCCGTCTTGCCGACCATCCCCATCATCGGGTCAATCCCCATCGACGAGCCAATCGCTTTTTCTGCCATCTCATATGGGAACGACATCGCCTTCATTACCGCAGGAAGAATGTGACCAGTACCACGGCCACGGGATACTTGATCTTGTGCAAAGTCTTCAAATGACATCCAATCGGGCTTGATACCTTTAGCCAGATCATTGTTTATCATGTCCAACTTCATGTCGTAGCTGGTCTTCGGTAATGCCATCGGCTTACCTGATGCATCTATTTGCGGTACGTCATATCCTGAGTATGCCTGTGATGCTGGCTTACTGTTCAGGCTAAATGCGTTGCGCTCTGGTAGGTTTTCTAATGATACGCCACCGTATGGCATCTCTGCTTGTCCACCGTCTGCCATGTGGACTGCGCCGCCATGAGCTTTTGTAATGTCAGGATTGGTTGTGTCGTATGTGCCTACGTTGCTAGTAGCGGATTTGATTTGCTTGGGGTCAAACGCAATTATTTCTCTGTTGCCGTTTAGATTCCAAATAATCCCATCATGTCCAGATTCAATCAATTTGTTTTTAAAATCATGAGCATCCTGTATCGCCGCTGGTTCATGCTTCTCTATCATTTCAAATGTTTTACGCTGACCTTCTTTATCAAAACCTTTGTAAGTTTTGTTTGGATCAAACTCAGGATCCTGCAACATTCTCCTGTATGTACCCATTGCAAGGTCATCCATTTCCTTGTATGAGGCATGATAAGGATTCTTTAATGAAGTATACACAGGCATAACATTACCGCCTGTCGCACCCCACTCTGATGCATATCTATTTGCCTCAGCGGGGTTATCTGACATGAATGTGCCTAGCACAGCATTTATGTTGCCAGTCTTTGACCTTGATTTGTTGGGATCAAACTGAGTAATGTCGGAAGTGGTTCCGTGATACAGCCTATCCTTGACCGCACTGTTCTCAAGGAACTTAGCCAGATTTGCTTCACGTTCTGCTTTAGGCAATACATTGAGCGCACCCATTACCGCTTTGAGTGCATCACCACCACCAGCCATACGCACCACTCCTCCATGCGCCTCATTCCTGACACGCTGTAAGTAATCAGGGTTAGTGATCCTGAACCATTCGTCCTTTCCGCCGGTGCCAGTAGGTAATCGCTGATATCCTGCGTAGTCGATTGACTTGGCGATATGCGGCATCAATGTGTCGTGGCCCACCCCATGCTGGGTAGCCAAGTCGTACAGGTCTTCACCCATCAAGCTTGTCGTGTCCGCTGGGATCTTGCTCCACGTCTTACGCATCTGGGTGATTTGGTCTGGCGTGAATTGCGTATCGAACCTGATCAGCTTTTCTGACGGGACGTCAAACTGGTTGAGGTAGCCCGGCCCTTGCTGACCGTAGATGTCCATCTTGTCCGCTGCTCGTTTCAATGCGTAACCCTTTTGAGTCGTCGTATCAATGAATCGACCTACCTCTGGTTTAATCTTCGTTGGGCTTCCGTGGAGCAGGCGGGTCAATAATCCTCCATCCGCCATGTGAACACGTCGCATATCCATGTGATTGACTGCGCCACCACTTGCCATACGCTGTGGCGGATTCATGACCGCCAGTCGTGCCAGATCCATGTCAAGCATCCTAGCCGCCTGTGGATCGCGCACGGTATCCTTGATCGCCTCAACCGCTGGAGTTTGCTGGTCGGTGATTAAGCCGCCTTCGGCGTATAGATCGGGCAATTTTACTGAGGGACGTCGAAATGGCTGGTCATCAAGATCATTTAAATAATAGGCTTCAGGCTTTATTCTGTTCCCAGACAAATCCATCTCTTTTCTGATCGCTTCAATGTATTGTTCTTGCGATCTGCGAGGAAACGGTTCACGCAATTCGGCTCTAGGCAAGAATTGCACTAAGCCAGCCTGCTCACCAGCCGCATCCATAGCTCTATTGCGATGACGACCTTCATGACTCGTTACCCAAGGAAAAGATTCTAATCCTTGTTGTTCTTTGTTTACCATAAGAAATGGCACATCAGAAAATCCACCGTTTTTCTGTACATTGATCAAGTCAGAAATGTTTTTTACGCTTTCATCAGACAGATTACTTTCTAACGGGGCGGCATATTTCTCAAAGTCAGACGGCTTCATCGTCATCAATGCACGAGCATTGTCCCCGCTAAATGCCCTGCGTAACGCTTCTTGCGTGTACAGTTTTTCAAGATTAGGTATCTCATCAGCCGCACGCTCAACACGCTGAGCGCCGTATGTGCCTTCTCTGCCCAGTATGTAATTAGAAAGGTCGGATAATCCGCTACGAGTCATTATTTCAGGAGCGGCTCCTTTTGCCTTTTCCGCAACAGGAAGTATTGATTGCAGAGGAGGCAATGTGTATTTAGGCATGATTTACCTACTGAGCATAGGGGTTTGACCGCTTTGGACGGTCTTCATCGTAGTCATCATACTCCTGTTGCGGATCAATGTCCAAAAATCCAACGTCTCTCAGATATCTGAGCGCCTGCGTACAGGAATCCACATAATCGTCGTGCGTCGTATCAGGGAACGAACAGATCTGGCTCACAAATGGCTCAACCCAATCCCTGACATAACCCTTGCGCTGCGTCGACTCAGGCAGGTAAACCCGCCCGGCTGCGATAATGTTTGAGACAATATTGAGCCTTTGAAGCTTGTCCGCTTTACCGGGATTGTACGCCCTTACAAACACATTGGCACGCTGCAGATCCTGAATCAAGCTAATCCCGGCTGACTTGTCCTCCACCAGCACCAGATCAACCCGCTTGCCTTCTTTCTCCTCTCCATAGGAGTTTGTGTACTCCTCCAGCACCTTGGGTCTCAGGTCAGGGTATTGCAGCCTATCCTGCCAGCAATCAATCACCATGACCGACATCGGTCGATCCAATGGCTTGAACACGCCCCAGACAGTACAGGCCGTCGGATCATTGTGCGTCTTCTCTGAGGTCGCCACGTCATAGGATTGCAGGATGTACTCAAACTTGGGCAGCGGCATATGCTGCTCCCACAGTCTGAACATATTCCTCTTCACAATCCCCGATTCTTCAGGATCGAGCAGCTCGGCGTAGATTTCCTGCCTGCCAAGCTTGGTACCCTCATAACTCAGGATCTGCTTCTGGAATGTCGGCGACAGGTTAGCCAGATTGGAATAGGTCGAGGCCGTCGTCAGGTGGACGTCATCGCCTTCCCTCTGAACCAAATCCACGATCAAGTCTTTCGGGCGTGGCGTGGTGGTCGCAATGATCCTCGTCTTCTTACCCAAGCGAACGCAGAACTGGATCTGATCCCATGCATCCTGAAGGTAATCCCAAGCGGCCAGCTCATCCAACCATGCGCCGTGATACTGGCCACCGCGGAATCGCTCAGGCTCTGACGCGGGGATACCCTTGATCAATGAGCCATTCGTCAATCTAATTTCATGGTAAGACTTGTTATAGTCGGCGATGATCTCTTTCGGAATGATATTGATCAAGCCTGAGTCACCTTCAAAGCAGGTTGTCCTCACGTCAGCAGAGGTAGGTGCAGACACTAGCCAGCGAGTGTTTGGCTGCGTCCATGCCCACCAACTGATCGTCTCCGCAGCCGTCCTTGTCTTACCAGCGCCACGACCAGCCAACAGCAGCCAGATCGACCACCACTCGCCCGGTGGCTCTACCTGATGCGTGTGCGCCGTAGCTAACCACTTTGCACGCCAATCAAACGTCGCCTTCGTGACAGGGTCAAGATTCAGATACTTCTTCTGGATAGCGGGGTCTTTTAACGCCGCAATCAGCTGGTCACTCAATTTCTTCTTGGCGCTTCAAGAGCACCGACTCAAGCAAGGTGCCAAACACACTCAGGTCATGATCATGCTTGATAGGATTCTCAGCATCACCAGCCATGAATGTCTTGTCGCCATACTTACGTGGTTTGAGCTTCGATGCCGTCCATTTCCTCGTGTCGATCCTAAGACGCATCCAATTGACGTAAGCAGCATCAATCTTGTTACCACCCTCAGACAGGATTCTCTCGGGGTCAATGTCCGCCAATTCAGCCATCTCGTCAGCCAAAGTGTCAGCCTGATCTTCCCTAGCCCGTGTGTACATCTCCCGAAAGTCAGCCTTCTCCTGAAGCCACCGATACACCGTAGTGAGCTTAGGCATATTGTCTGGTTTGCATATCTTAGTCAGTGGTAGTCCTGATGCTATCTTCTCGCAGATGTCATCAGCTAACTCCTCGTTGTACTTGGTAGGTCTACCCATCTTTGCCATTGCTTTCTCTCAAAGCTATTTGATTACTTGTATTGTATCAATGTGATGCAGACTAGGAAACAGTACGGAGCTTCGGACAAAACTCCCCCAAGGGAAGCCGTGGCTTCTCCCCGAGGTGTTCCGTGCTGACTGAGGTATCCAGTGACTATCGCAACGGGCTGTGCTTATCGCTCATTATTCCAGCACAACTGATCAGACTATCGCCTCCTAATGTGCGGAGGCCCGTTACCGCTCTGACCGAGCTTGTCACTACAGGGTGCTTGTTTCCGGCTCATCCACCAGATTGACCTGATGGTACCGTTCATCGCTTGATGCTACCTGTAGCCGCTCTCAACTCCCACGGCTGGCACTTACGTTTAGTTTGCCACTGTCACGCCTTGCTTAACCCTACACGGTTGACCCTGAAAACATTAAGCACTTCGGGAAATAAGAAAAGCCGCTTTAGTCTGCGCCCCGTGGAAACACAATCTTTGTGAGATTGATCCCCAGAATCGGGGCGGGACGCATACTGAAGCGGCTTTGATCATCGGGTTTCCAATCCGACTACATACCTAAATTCTACTATCTACTTAAATCATTTGCAACAACAAAATAGGGTTCTCAGAATTCTGATAACCCTATCAATAATTCTTAATCTTCTTGATTCCCTCAGCACGACGTAAGTCATGGCTGTGTAGCTTTTTGCCAACAGACTTGGGGACTTCACCGGCTTTCTCGGCGACTTTAGCTGCGGTCTTGCGGTTTACCACCTTGCCATTGGTCAGCTCAAACATATGCTTGGCGCCTTTGGCCTTCTTGCCTTCCTTAGCAATCAACTCGTCGTGGCTATACGCCTTGCTAGGTGCTTTGACAATCTTGCCAGACTTCTCACGAATCGCTGGTACTTTGACTTTCAGCATGATGCCTCCTGTTGGTACCCGTCTTTCCGGGTTGTCAGACTTGCCCATATAGCAGGGCTTTTAGCTGCACGTACTCAATTTGAGTAAATATCTGGCCGCTAAACACCAGATTAGTCATGCTGGTTACGTTTATCCAGCGTCTGTGAGGGACAGACCGATTGAAACAATTATATGAAACAAATAAACAGAAAGAAAACAATAAAGCCTAAGAAGGCGCCAACCTCATTCCAAAAGGTGTACTTCATATCTCACTCCAGAACAGCTCACGTTGCAGGCGGTCAATTTCAGACTTAGCACCGTACAGATCAGCCTCTAACTCAAGAATGCGACCTTGTTGCTGACCGATTAAAAGGGCGCAGGCGCGAATAAAATTCGCAGTAAGGGCTGAGTGTCCCTCACCGTTTTCTAGCGCCTCTACGAGCTTGCTAGCGCCTATCTGGCTGAACTGTTCGTAACTAGTCATACACGATCTCCAATTTGTCTTTCTATTGAGTCAATAATTTCAGCAGTTAACTTGCGCTCAAGCCAAGGCGCACGGCGACCACGACGGTCAAGCACCTCAAACTCGGCTGAAAAACGATCGCGGCTGTCTTCGTCAGATACCGCCCAGAAACCGTCACCCTTAATTAAATCAATACTGATAACGTCAATGATGCATGGAATGCCTGCTACTCGTGAGTGAAATTGCATTTTGATTCTCCTGTAAATTCGCTGTTGGTTCGT